ATGGTAGATTTGTAAATCTTGTGAATTACCAAACCTAATAGCATTATTATCTGGAATATTGACATCTGCAAATTGAGAAATGCCAGAGGCTACTATTGCATTATTAAAGGTAGCTTTTCCTGCATCTGACATATCAAGAGTTAGGGCATTTAAATAACTGCCACCGTCATTCCCTCTAAAAATAATATCTTTATCTTGTACAATGCTTATTATTTGTAAATCACTAGAACTGTTTTTTAATTGTGCAAACTCTGTACCACCATCTTTTAACTGAATTAAACCACCATCTGCATCAAGTATAATTTGATTTGCTGAGTCTAGTAACATGGTTCCACTTGATAAAGCTATGGTAGAACCATCAATAGTAAAGTTATCAACAACCACACCTGCATTAGCAGTTACTACTCCAGTAACACCTAGTGTACCAGCAACAGTTGCGTTCTCGTCAACGGTTAGGGTGTCAATTTTTGCTGTACCATCAATAAATAAATCTTGCCATTCTTTAGATGCACTACCTAAGTCAAAAGTACCGTCGTCATCAGGAGTAATATCGGATTCAATATCAGCACCAAAAACAACGTTATCTGTGTTAGCATCACCAAGAGTTAGAGTTCCACCATTTAAAGTTGAAAGACCGGTAACAGTTAGATTACCACCAACGTCTAAATTAGCACCTAGAGTAACGTCACCGTCTGCGTCCAGGAATACGGACCGCGCCGCGGGCATAGTACAAAATACTGTTTTTGTTCCAGCAGAAAAGTTAACGGCATTGTCACTGTTAGAACTGGCATATACCGTAGTACGCGTAAGATCAGAACTGTCACCGTCTAGTGTGCCAAGACCTACTTCAAATTCATCTGCAGTGGAGTGAAAGATTGCATAGTAAGTAGTATTAGAATTACCAATACCTGCAGCAAAAGTTTCAAAACCCGTTGGTGCACCGCCCAAGGATAACGCACCGGTGCCGGTTGTGGTTGTGGTCTCTTTTACTCTCTCGTTAAGTACTAACGCCATTTAGCCTCCTTATGCCAATCTTATAATTGCTGTGCTCGTTGCTGCTGCTGGAAACTGTATAGTAAAAGTTCCTGCAGTAGTTGTAAAATCCCCACCAAAATCTAACCAACAAACTGCATTTGCACTAGCACTGTTTGCAGCGCCACTTGATTGATAGATAAGCGCAAACTTTGCAGTAATAGTAGCTGTAGTGAAAGATGTGTCAGCAAAATCTATAAAAGCTGTTGAAGCAGACGATCCACCAGTTACACCATTGTTAGTTAAAGTATTACCACCACTAGTATAGTTGGTACCACTTGCTTCGTTAGTTGTATCAAATACAGAGTCTGTTGCTGCTGCAGTTCTAGATGAGGTATACAAAGCTATTTTATAAGTGTCGCCACCCGATTGAAAATTGTGGTTGCCTTTTAACAACTGATCTTTAAAAACATTACTAATTACATTAGCCATATATATTCTCCTTAAGGGTTTCCAGACGGCACCGGTATTCGCGGTATTCCATCCATGTATTCATCTCTTCTTCTTCGGCCCATTTGTTCACCAGCAAATGGAGTTAGTGCCTCTTTATAATACTGTTCATACATTTGCACCATTTGCGGATTTTTTAAAAATTTAAAAGCTTCTACGAGGCAGGCATAAAGCAACATTTCTGGTGCATTACTACTAACCCAAGTGCTTGTGTTACTTGAGGATAGTCCTGTTGGTTGCGCATTATACGCTAGTTCGACAGTATACGTTGCATCGGGCGCTGGAGCAAGTAATATTGTGTCGTTGTCCCAATTTGCGTAATATTTTGGTGTTCCAGTAGTAGTTCTGTTTGGCACAAATTCATTAATAAAAGAAGTGTCTTTTTTCTCTAAAGTAATACGTACATTATCAGTATCAAAAATTTGTATGTATCTAACAAAAGCAAAAAGTTGTGGGGTAGCTCCAGGCATAGCTACAAAGGGATCACCTATTGTTAAGTTGGCCGTTTTATATTTTTTAAATATATCTAAATCTACATTTCTAAAAATTCTAGACTCAGCGTGTTCTATAATATCATTAAGAATAGTTGTTGTTAAAACATTACTATCAGTTTCAGTATAATCTATTATTTGTTGTGTTAGTTCTGCGTATGTTGTCATGCTACTATTGTTGCCGGGCCAGCGTAAGCGCGGAAACCTCCTCCTGTTATATTACCAGTTGTTGCAGTATCTGTTGCTACGGTAAAGCTATAAGTCTTCGCATCAATAACTGTTATCGTATATCCTGCAGATCTATTTATGTTTGTATCTGTTATACCATCGAAACTAACAGCGCTATAAAAACGCACAGTATCGCTGCTAGCTCTACCATGATCTACTTCTGTTACTGTTATAGAACTTGTGCCGGCAGTTCCTGTTTTAAAAGAATTATCTTTTAACAAATTAGGTACAGCAGTTTCAGTTCTATCTGGTCTTGCTTCTCGTAAAGATTGTGCATCAGCCGCGTGTGCATGTGGTTCTAATTGTGGGTGTTTAGCTTCAAACTCAGATCTATGTACTAGAGCACCGTTCCATTCTTTTAACATTTCATTATAAGGAAAAGCCATACCACTGCGATCAGATATTGCTTTAGCTCTTTTACCAATAGAATATTTAGACATTGCTATAATACGTCCTTGGCGTTATGTAAGTGCTAGTTGAAGAACCATCTTCTGTTATTGCACGATTTAATTCATCTTCATACAACATTTTATTTTGTTGCACTAATTCAGGATTATATTTTTGTGCCAAGTAATAAGCTAAGCCTGATACCATGCACGGCACGAAACGATATGGCACGTCTCCAGCATTCGTATAATCACCAACGTCATCAATTCTCTTTACATAATAAAGATGCATATCAGAACTTGCTGCTGAAGAATTAGGCACTGGATAAACAGTAACGGTAACTCTATCTATAAATCTTTGTACATAGTATTGCACTGGTGTGCCTACTTGTAGTTTGTTAGCAAGTGCAGAATAATCTGACCTACTTATTTTTGTTAAAGCTACGTCTTGCTGTGAACTTTGCGTTCTATTAGTTCTAAAAGTTGCTTCTAAAACATCATCCATTCCAAATATAGTAGATTCTATTTGATTTGTTGTTGCTTGTGCGCGATTGCTGTCAGCAGTGTCGTCTGCCGCACTTCTAAAAAAATGATACTCAGCTTGGTTTTCTATTAAATCAATATTAGTTTCTTTTAATTCCCAATAATGCAAACCTCTATTAGCCCATTCTTGAAACATTATATTTATAGAACGTCTAGCTGATTTAAGTTGATAGCCGGTTAATTGATCTACACCAACACGTTGGTAAGCATCTTCTATTATTTCTTCAATAGAAAAAGTTTTATCGAACGTTGCTGTTCCTGAAGTAGTGTTTGGCATATGCTACTCCTATTAATAATTTTTAAGCCACTCACATGTAATGGTTGCACTGTCATTAGCAGTACAAGCAGGCATTACAATTACAACATCACCCGTAAAATTGGTAGCTTCATTATTTTTAATACCACCAATAGAGCTGTAGTCTAGATAACCATCACCCTCTACTGTTAAAAAAGTTGCATCAGTGTCTGCATCCCACATCAATTTAACAGAATCTACTTTTGCTGTCATTGATACGCTATACCATATTTTGTTTAAAGTAACTGTTGCTGGTGTTGCACCGTCGCCTCTTGCCGTTAATGCTGACACATCAACAATCTTAGTTGTGCCACCGGCGTTGTCTGATACGTTTTGATAGTGTGTAACTATTTTTTTATCACCTTCAAAAAGTGTTTGATTTAATACTACGTCTGCCATTTTATTTCTCCTACTAAAGAGTAGGGGACATTACTCCCCTACTCAGAGTTAATTATTATTGATCTGCAAATGCAGGTACGTCTGCACCTTCTTGGTAACCCCAAATATAGTAATTAGTACTATCTTTAGCTACAACGTTAATCTCAAACACACCAAAGTCTGTAAGAGTTAAGCTGGAGTTAGAGCTTCCGTTAGAATAAACAGATACGTTATCAGCATTAGAATCTAAATGTACGATACCACCTAAAAAGAAATTACTATTTCCTGGTGTTAATAGAATTAGGTTCTCTGCTTCTTCTGCTGCGCCACCATAAATAAGTTTATAGCTTTGACCCGCAACTGGTGCCGGTAAAGTTATAGTTCTATTAGCTGCTAGTGCAGGAACTACAAGTGTTCTACCACTGTGTGTTGCAGCATCAAGAGTTTTGTTCTCATCCGCTAGTGCAACAGGTGCATCACCCATAGTCATAATTTCAGTAATTGCTCCCGTAGATGCATTTTTACTGACAGTTTTAATTGTGCTTTCAGATCTTAAAGGACCCGAATAAGTTGTATTACCCATATTTTGTCTCCGTTTTCCGTTAATATAGTCCTGAGAAAATCTACTGCATGAGTCTATACTAACTAATTTTAATTATGCAGTGGGTGAATTATACGCTTTTAAATGTGTTTATGCAAATAAAAAGGGGCCCGAAGGCCCCTTAATATCTTAGTCTTAATCTAGTGATTAAGCACCTGGAGATCCGAAGATTCCACGAGGGTCAGAGAAGCCGAAGCTGTATCTTTCTCTCGCTTTGTATCTAACGTTTCCTGTATCGAAGTCGCCTTCCATAGCAGTTTTTAAAGCTGCTCTTTGGAACATCTTTAATCCGTTAGGAACATCAGTCTTAATGAAGAATGCATCAGTGTCAGTTAAGTAGTTATTCACTACATAACCACCAGAGATCATACCTTTAGATACGATCGCATTGATGTCATTATCAGCAGTACCAGTACGGTTAGCTGTCTTCATCAGTCTTTCAGCTGTAAATTGTAGCTCAGAAGGAATAATCATTTTTACTCCTCTTGCTGCAATTTTCAGACCACGCTCATCAGTGAAAGCAGCAATGTCAATCATTGCTTGCTCTAACGATGTTTCGTTAAGGTCTGCGGAAGTAGCCAATTCGTTACTGAAAGTACCCGCTTGTGTTGGGTGGTCAGTAGCGCAAAGCTCTTTCCCGTCGCCGCCAGCAGAACCAGAGCTGAACGCATTGTTTAATACGTTTGCTGCTTTGATTTGCTTCGTGTTAGCCATAGATCTTGCTAGTGCTTTCGTATAACGTTTAGCGATACTATCATACAGGTTATCCTCAATAGCTTCTTCTGTAATAGAAAAAGCGAGAGCAATTGTCTCGTGAGTGTAACGTGAAGTGAAAGACTCGTTTGCGCTATCGAAAGATACTGCAGAACCTTCAGCTTTAACTGACGCGTTTGCGAAACCAGTTAACATTACTTCTTCTTCAAAAGCTCTGTCACTTGTTTCAGTGTCGAAAATCTCCGTGTGTTGATTCTCGTAGTTTTTGTACTCAAGTCCAAATAATGCATTCAGACCTGGCTCAAGCTCTTTAGCGAGCTGTTGTCTTGATATAGCCATATTATAATCCTCCTGCTATTATAGTTCTTTTTTGAAGTTATGCTCATTGAAAATTACTATGTAATTCATGTGCGCAGCTCCAAGTTCATTGTTTTCAGGGTCTGTAGAAAATCCAACGATTTTTAACGAACCATCAGTTGCAGCTAAATCACTCATGTCAAGTTCTGCTGCGGATATTCCGTTAGCAGATTCTGTGCCCATGTTTACGTAGTCAGCTACTTCATGACGATCTGTAACATCAGAATTTGTTCCAGTATCCCCTTGTATTTCAAACTTCATATACGGATCATCGTATACAAAAGCTCTTATTGATCCAGAAGTTACATTCGTTTGAGTGTAATGGTTCTGGAAAGATGGTTTTCCTGTTACAGGATTGTTGTCAATTAAAACACCATTCAATACACCAATGTTACTTTCGCTACCAGCTGCACCAATATCAATAAAGCCAGTGTTACTAGCTTGTTGAATTACTGGATCACCTTGAAACATAGAAGACGCTTCGTTGTCTGCTATAAAGTATTCATTAGTCATCATGTTGTTTTGACCGCTCAACGTTCCTACAGGTCTCATACCAAATGCGGCATCTTTATTAGCCATATTGTTATCCTCCTTAAAAGGTTAGTTGTTGTTACGGTGGATAGGAATTACTAAAAAATTAGTCTTTCTTTGTACCACCAAAGGTTACACGTGCCTGCCGTTCTTGATTGATTGGCATGCTTGGGTGCTGTTCCTTCAAAACATCGTTTTCTAAAGCCTCATTACGATCGTTGTTTACTTGATTAAAGTAAGCCTCACGTGACTTTGCGAGTTCTTCTGGTATCCTAGCCAGCAATAGGCCACCGACCCCGATCACTCCTGCATATTGGCCTTTGTCATGTGTTGGATACACGGATCCTGGATATTCATCGGCTCTCACCAATTCCCAACCAGATCTTATTTTACCGGACATATTCTTTGTATCATCAAAGCCTTGTGTCTCAGCACGTATCCACCTATGTCTAAAACCATCTGGCGCAGGTGGTGCATCCAGAGAAGATGGGGGAGCCCAAACTTTAGGTTTTTCATTTTTAACCCTAGTTTCGCTCACGCGGGAAGTTTTAACAGTAGTTTCTGTTTCTTTTTTAGTCATATGCTTATACCTCCTTCGCGGCTAA